TTTGGAAGTATTATTACTGCTGTTTTGTTAGTTGCTCCACATTTAGTTGCTTTTTGGTGGCTAATTTCTAATAACACAGGATTAGCTTTTTGGTATCATTTTCACTTTACAAAGCGATACCGAAATTTATCTACTAATGAATTAACCCGAATGAACATTTACTCTATCAATGTAAATAATGATGGGTATAAGAGTAGCAAGGTAATATGTAGATGGATGAAAAGAATTAATGAAAGGCACAATTTCACTTATATGTCAAATGCCGACAAACTCAATGAGCAAAGGCAACGATATAAAAATAAAGAGATAACCATAGATGAGTTGTGTGAGTTCTTTTATAGATATGCTACTGATAAAGAGAAAGATTATTTATCAAGTGTACCGCTATGGGATAAACCACTCGTTGTTATTGGTATACCTGAAAATGAAAGAAATTCAATGTGGAATGAAACAATAAAATAACCATGTACCACGCCACCGACTACGAAATAATCAACGGCCACCGATCCGAACAGATACCGATCAGATCAGGGTATTTCAAATCTGTGCAGCAGATAAACGAATACCAGGCTATTCTGAAACAGTTGTTTGCTCCGGATGGTTGCGACCTGTTAGTTAACTACAAATGTTTAATTCAAAATCATGTGAAATGGCAGTAAAGATAGCGAAACGCGACTACCGAAAAAATGGGGTGCTGTTCAGGACAGTTAACGGAGAGCGGAAGAAATTCGGGCGTGAGATGAGGTATAAAATAAAATTCAGCACTGAGTTAGACAGTGATACCTTGAATTACTTTATCTGGAGAAGAGTAACAAAGCATTTGAAGACATTATTAAAACAATCCGGAATGAATTATACTTCTACATTTTATGATGTAGTATTCGAAGCGGATAACTATATTCGCAACATTGGTACATATATTTTCAAACTAAACACAACCGACATTTAACAATACAGGCTGCCGGATGGCTAACGGTTTTGGATTGTTGGAACGTTACGACAACCATTAACAGCATTTTGATTGCTGACACAAACCGGCAGCCTTATTATAACTAATCACGCTCAATCTCAGATCGGGCGTGATTTTTTTTTCAACATCGGGCGGATTAGGCGTTTTGTGTTGTAATTTTGGGGCATGGCAGCACCTAAAGGAAACAAATTCGCACAAGGATTATCTCATACCGGACGACCTCCGATATTTGAAAGTGCTGAATTATTAGCTGAATCAATTTCAGATTATTTCAAAGACTGCAAAGAAGAAGGCACAAAAGCTACAATAACCGGATTGGCTTTATATTTAGGCTTTGAAAGTCGCCAAAGTATTTCCGATTATGCAACAAGAAATGAAGAGTTTTCTTACATTATTAAAAGGGCAAAGCTATGTGTAGAAAACTCTTACGAACTTTCGGGCACTGCTTTTGATATTTTTGCTTTAAAAAATATGGGATGGTCAGACAAGACCGAAACAGAACACACATTCCAAAATACACCTACAATAACATTTAAGAAATTCAATGAGTAATGAAATAGACCTGAGCTATAAATATCAGCCTCTTTTCGATTTGCTCGACAAAGATATATTACCAGAAGTTGACACCGTGATAATGACAGGCGGACGTGCTTCTGGTAAATCTTTTACAGTTGCTTTACTTTCATTGGCCGGATTAGTTGAACATGATTGGAATGTGTTATATACACGTTATACAAATATGTCAATTATTGATTCTGTAAAGCCGGAAGTAAGCGATAAAATTGAAATGCTTAATTATCAAAATCAGGTTATAGATCAGGCAACGCAAATAGAGAAAGGCACAAATAGAATAAGTTTTAAAGGGATAAAAACAGGAAGTAAAACACAAACTGCAAATTTAAAATCATTATCAGATTATAATTGTTTTGTTGTTGATGAAGCCGAGGAAATACCGGATTATAAGACATTCAAAAAAGTGTTTTATTCGATTCGATCAGTAAAGAAACGGAACCTTACTATTTTGATTCTTAATCCTACATCAAAAGAACATTGGATATTTAATGAGTTCTTTGAAAAGCGTGGTCTTGAAGGTGGAGAAAATACAGTGATTGAAAATGTTATGTACATTCATACTTCATATCTTGACGTTAACCCTAAATACATACCCAAAAACATTATTCGTGATTATGATAGGTTGTTAATTGATAATCCTGATGAGTATGACAATGTAGTTCGGGGCGGATGGATTCAGGAGCCAGAAGGCGTATTGATACCTAAGTCCCGCATAAAATGGGGCACACTCCAAGCAATCCAACCAGACTTCAATCTATCAGTTGGCGATCCGGCAGACCAGGGCGGCGATAAATATTCGATGCCGTTTGTTTCGGTACTTTCACAAGACGGTCAAATTTCCTGCTATGTTCGTGATGTGATACATTCGACTGCCGGAATAGAGGCCAACACCAGCCGGATAATTGACAAGGCACAGCAGAATAAAACCGAACAGATATTTATAGAATCGAATGGTGTAGGACTTGCCGCCGTTCTGATGCTGAAAAAGCAGATAGGCCAGCATGTAAAGATTACAGCGTTTCCATCAACCGTAAATAAAGATGTGCGGATATTGTCGCATTATGAGTTTGTGCAGCGTTACTTTGTGTTCGATAAGCAGAAATATGAATCGGATAACGAGTACCGTGCATTTGTTTCAGACCTGACAAGCTACACGACTGAGGGGGATAACAAGCACCGCAAAGACGCAATTGACGTGCTTTGTTCGGTGGCTTCGATTATGAAAATAAAATATTCTAAAATATTATATGGGTAGGTGAACAATTTAGCCAAACGCCACTCCGACAGGCTTTCCCATTGACATATATCAACATAATATTGACATAAGTTATTAACAACAAAAATATTACTCTATTTCTGCTATATATTTGCAAGCAAAAGAATAGCGAATGGGGTTTCTTTCACAGTTTTTTGGCAGGGTAAAAGGTATTGACTACTGGGAAAATCAGCAACACTATGATTCTTCTGAGGTAGGTTCAATCGAAATACCCGACCGACTTACCGACCAAAACGCATTCACATTAGCAAATACAGTTTCAGAATTATACTTTCCGGCTGATTTCTATGCAGACCGTGCCAGCAAATTGCGCTATTTCTTAGCTGACAAGGCAGGAGTTGAAGTACCAAACTCGGAATTTAACAGGCTAATAACTAACATTAACCCGCTTTATTCATTCGCTGATCTTGTTTACCAGTACATTTTTAGCCTTATGGCAGACGGTAACGGGATTACATACATAACAATTCCATCTTCATACAAAAACCCTTCCGCATCATCAATAAGCCGGTTCGATGTTTTACAGCCTGACTTGGTAGAGATTGACGAATTTACCAACCTATCAACGCTTTCGATAAGTTCATTAAACGACCTTATTCGACGTTTCAGGTATAACGATAATACACTTGATTTTAAAGGATTGCCAATAAATCGCATTCGTATTGATTCACTTGACCAGACAAGGCGGGCATATTCTAACGTACTTTGCAAATCACCGTTATACAAGGCAAAACGAAACATTGATAACCTGTTAGCGACATATTCAGCGCGTTACAATGTGTATAAAAATAACGGGGCGGCCGGCTATCTGGTTAAGAAGTCAACATCAGCAAATAACCTATCCGAAATAGTTGACCCGACAACACGCCAAAGTATATTGGATGACATTAACCAGCGTAACGGGATAACAGGTAAACGTAATTTTTGGGGCATATCTTCTGTGCCGTTGGAGTTCATCAATACGCTGGCCGACATTCAAAAGTTGATGCCATTTGAAGAAACGCTGGAGAACTCTATTAAAATAAATTCAGTTTACCAGATACCGCCTGAACTAACACCGCGTAAAGATCAGACAACATTCAACAACAAGTCAGAAGCAGAACGCGCAGTATGGGAGAACGGATTGATGTCAGCCGTTCAAATGGTATGCAGCAACTTTACAAAGGCGTTATATCTTGATAAGGTAGGGTTGCAGATCGTTGCGGATTATTCGACTGTTAGCAGCCTGAAACAAGACAAAAAGGTACAGGCCGAGGCTGATAAAGCAGTAATTGATAATCAGCTTGCACTATACGAAAAAGGTATAATTACATACAATTCATTCCTTACAGCAATAGGACAAGAAACAGTTCCAGACGGGGATAATTATATTTATGACCGTACAAAAGTTCCTTATGCTGTAAAATTAGGAGTTGGCGGAACACAAGCAATGCAAGCTATTTTAAGTGATCAAAACTTGGATTCAACAACTAAGAAAAACGCTTTAATAGTAATTTTTGGATTAACAGATCAGGAAGCAGGACAAATAATAACTCAATAAAATGGAAAAGCCTAAACACGAAGATCGCAGCATATGCCGTGCATTAATACAGCAATCAGAATCGAATGAGTATGATTTTGAAGCTATTGCCGTTCCTGCTGAAAACGGGCAAATGCGTTACTCATACGAAAACGGTGAGTACTTTATGCAGGTGCTCAGGACTGGCAAAGATAACGTTTTAACTGGCCGTTTGGATTCAGGCATTCCACTGTTCGATAATCACCCGTGGGAGAACGCAGCAGAAAACACACTCGGAATAACTGTTGCTTACGAATTTACCGAAAAAGGCATTGTGGTTCGCTGCAAGTTTGGCGCAAGGGCTGACGAGGCATTGCGTTCTGACATAAAGAACGGCATAATTAAGACCGTTTCAATTGAAGGCACAATTAGCAACTATTCAGTTGAACGTAAAGCCGGAATGGTGCCAGTTTATTATGCCGACCTTTGGGAGCCTGAATCGCTTTCATTCGCTCCAGTACCGCAAGACATAGCCGCACAAATTGAAGTAAAGCGCGCTATCCAGAAACAGATTGAAATCCCGAAAGCGGACAAATCAATAAGTAAATCATTAACTACTAAATTTTAATCAAAATGAAAAAAGAAGATTTCATGAAGATCGTTCGCTCGAAGGCAAAAGAAACTTTGACCGAACAGGATGAGAACTTTTTCGGCGCGATTGGCGAAGCTGTTGAATCAGCAATGTCAGCCGAATCAGTTGAACGCAACAAACAACTTGCTGAACTGGCTAAAAAACTTGGCACAGTTGCAGAAGGTGAAACGATGGCCGAAGTTGTTCGCAACATGGCAACACAGATCGACCTGCTGGAGAAGAAAGCACAGCGCGGATTCACCGGTGATGAGAAATTCAAACTCCGCCAGCTGCTCGAAGCAAAGAAAGACGATATTCAGCGCGCCCGCAAAGGTGGAAACCCCTGGGAGATTGAATTTCGTGCCAAACGTGCCGCCAGTGCGTTGATGACAACCGGCACAATAGTAACAGGTGCAACAGCAATCAATAACCAAAACATGTTCGAGGACTTGGATGTGGTTATTATTGAATATCCTAAAAACTTTATACTTGATGCTATTAGTAGCCGTCAGGTATCAAAAGTTCCTGCCGTATGGCGTTGGAAAGAGCAGAAAGCAGCCAGCGATGGAGTACCTGCTGCAACAAATGAAGGCGCAGCAAAACCGCTTACCGATAAAAGCTTCTCTTATGTTTCCGCTGACCGCGTGAAATATGCCGGTCGTATCGAAATGACAGAAGAAGTTGAAATCGACTTCGAACAATTGGTGCTTGATATTATCAACATGTTCGAAATGGATGTTATCAAAGCATGGCATGACGGCGTTTACGCTGCTTTAATTGCATATGCAAGTACATACACATCAACCGCTCTTGACGGCACAATGCCAGCTCCTGATATTTACGGTGTTGTTATGGCCGGTGTTGCATGGATTCAGGCAGCAAAATACAACCCTGATATTATCTGTATGAACCCGACCGATGTATGGTTGGCTCGTTCAGCACAGGATAATAACGGTAATTACAAAGCTAATCCATTTGGAGGCGCTGACAATTTTGCCGGTTTGCAATTGTTTGTTTCGACCGCAGTTGCTCAGGGTAAGATTCTTATCGGAACCCGTCAAACGGTTCAGGAACAACACGGAAACTTCATAATCCGCAAAGGTACGTACGGAACTCAGTTTATCGAAAACGAAAGTACTATTGTGGGAGAAGTGTTCTCGGTACTAAAAACTCCGGTTGTAAGCAAGGCAAGCTGGTTATATCTGGATATTTCAGATACAATTGATGCGCTGCAAAAAACCTAATCAATGGGTAAGGCAAAGAAGATAACAGGGGCGGCGATTGTCGCCCCTACATTACCCGAAAAAGAATTGCCAGATTCGGGAATGGTTTGGATTATCAAAAACAACGGAAAAGAGAGTTATGTTTCTACACAACTGGCAAAAACTTTAATCAGTAAAAACTTTGCAAAACTTAAATAAAATGAAAAAACTAATAACATTATTCATGCTGATCGCGCTGGCCTTTTCGGTTCAGGCGCAAACAGGCAAATCGCTGACATTTACACCAGCAAGCAACGATTCATTAGTCGGGGCAGTAACAAAGTATTGCACACTATCTACACCGATAACAGGCCAATGGACAGGGGCGATAGAGGTCGCAATTACTCCGTCTTTGTCTAGTTCAGACAGTACTCATGTATGGGTTGAAGGTAGCCAAAACGGCACTAACTGGTATAAGTTGACCGGATTAGGGACACCTCTACTCGTAACAGGTACTTACTATTCGGCAGGAACATACGCATATAAAGGCAGGATGGGAACAGCAGCAGCATCATGGTATTGGCAGCCGACATGGTTTATTACTCCGCCTTATTTGCGCATAGCTGTTCAACATTTTGTAGCTGCAACATCGGTTAAGATTACCCGCGCAACAATATACCTGAAACGATAATCAGCAATGGCACTGACTGACAATACATATTATATCAATGACATTAGTGTTTCGGTAGGCACATATAGCGACCTGAGCGCATACATTGAAAAGTTCGAGAAAGAAGTTTTGATCGGGCTGCTCGGTTACACTTTATATACCGAAATGATGGCCGCCTATGCTGCTTCAATCGCAGAAACAGATCCGGTAACGTTACCCGAAAAATGGGACAGGCTAATCAATGGTTACACTTATCAATATAACGGTGTAGAAATTCGATGGAATGGACTAATTAACGCGGATAAAGTTTATTTCATTGCATATTATGTGTATTGTCAGTACATCAAAACTAAACAATCCTATGCAGCAGGCACCGGACAGGTTCAGGCTAAGAATGAAAACAGTGTTGTAGTTGATGGCATTGCTAATTATACGGCGGCTTGGAATAGGTTTGTGGATATGTACCAATATGGAAGCGAATCAGTTGTGGCATACTTAGTAACAAACTCGGATGAATATTCTGGATGGCTTATTGAGAACGCAAAACTTTACTCATTTACTAACTCCTTCGGCATATGACATTTCCTAACATAGCCAAACTTATTGAGAATACAGTAATTCAGTGCCGTGAAGTCGGAGCTGAAGCACCATATTATGAGTATGGCCACCCGTTGGAAATTGTAAATACATTGATGGAAAAGGATAAAAACGGAGATTGGAAATTGCGAAAATTTCCGGCTATATTTCTAATCTTAAAACCAGAAACCGAAGAAAAGAGGACAAAATTTGAATCTGAAACAGAACTTGACATTATCATTGTTACAGATACAAAACCTACTTGGAAAGCCGCAGATAGAGACGTAAATGTTTTTGATCCCGTTTTAATTCCGCTTTACGAACGCTTTATAATTGAACTCGGCCGCACTGTCGGATTAAGGTTTGAAGGCGAACACACATTTAAGAAGCATTATTTTTGGGGTTCAGAAAACACGGGTGCAAATGTGGCTAATGACTTTGCCGATGCAATTGAAATCAAAGGATTGAAAGTAACAACATATGCAAGCTGTTAACTATGTGCTACAACTGCGGCGAAAGAGAAAAGTTAATACAAACAATAGACTCACTTTTGGCGGTTGACCGCGAACGATGGGCATTGATTAAAAATAAATCGGGGAAGCTGGAAGTAATACCCGAAATTTCACTCAATATACTTCCAAAAGAAAACGAAATTATTTACCAATTAAAACCAATTTAAAATGAGTGGACAAATCAATTCATGCGGCGCGTTCCTCAGTTCCGGCCTCGGTGATTGTAACAGCAGATTTCAGCCTATTATCGGCGTTATCATATCTGCAAAAAATACTACCTACACAGCCGCAGAACTGGCAACCATCGCCAAAACTAAAACTAATATCAGCCTCGCAGCCGGTATAGTTTCGATTTATGTTCCTGTTTCTGGCTTCAACAATACTACTGATGAGGCTAATGTTGAAACATCAAACACAGGTGTTAAGGGCGTGTTCAACAAGCCTGTTCCATCTGTTCGGGTTTTCCTTGACCGTTCCTTTGATGATTACCGTACTTTCTGGCAAATGAACTCAACTATTGTTGAGGTTGAATTTGTTACACAGGACAGTATGCGCCTTATGAAAATGCAAAGTAACGGCACATGGAAAGGTTTTCGCGGCCAGATTTACGCGCCTGTATCACTGCCTAACTTTGAAAACAACCAGGAGGCACACCCGATTGATATTTTCTTTAAAGACGTTGCAGAGTTTGATGCAATGGAAGCACTCCCAATGGCTTACTCAGGTGCAGAAATTGAAGCGCTTATGCCGGTCGGTGTTAACCTCCGCGCAACCGGAGCTTATGCAACTCCAGCCGGAACAATCGCAGTAAAAGCAACCAAACGCGGTTCGGCTGTTGGATATGCTGGACTGGATACATGGGTGGTTATTGACAGCAATGTTTCAGATGCAAGCGTTACAGCATCAGCCGGAACAGATGGCAGTTATACGCTGACTGTTCAGAAAGGCTCTTCACCTGCTGATCTTGCCGCCGGCGATTATGTTACTGTTCAGGGTAACAAAACCGTATCAACTTACGCAACTTACATCACTAATCCGTTAAAAATTGACGGTGTATAAACTACCTGGTTATCTTGTATGACTTGTGGGGGTGGAGGTGTAGCTTTCACCCCTTTTTGTTAACATGCAACGGATTAATGGAATTGTGTTGTATATTTGGGACATCATGGGCAAACTTCACGACTTCGCAATCAGGCACCACAATTTCACAAAAAACATAGATAAATATGTTGAGGGTATTATTGATGATAATCAGGATTTGCTTAACTTGAACCGTGAACAACTGAAAGAAGAACACAAGACTGCAAAAGATAAATTCATTGTACCGAAGTACTCAAAGAACTATGCAAAGAAAAAGGGATTTCAAACGCCTGACTTGTATGTTACAGGTGATATGTTCAACGCAATGACAATCGAAGCAAAAGGCCAGCAGTTTACAATTAACAGTTCGGTTGACTATGCCCCGAAATTGATAGATCAGTATTCCGGTGATATATTCGGGATTGCACCGACAAAACAAAGTAAGGCGAAACAGATTACTACGGAAGAATTAGCACGGCAGTATAAAAAAATTGTTTATAGTAATTAAAACCACGAAAACATGGAAAAACAACAAATTAAATCAATGCCAGCCGGAACCAATAAAATAGACGAATTAATAAAATGGCTGCACGAAGCAAAATCGGAAGGCGCAACTCACTATGAGGTTGAATGGTCTGGAGATAAAATGTGGGATTTTAGGTGGTTTAGAGCGTTTAGGTGGAAATCTGATTTAGAGATAAAGCAAGAAAAAATTAATAAATTAAAAAAAGAGCTTAATGAATTAGAGTTAAAAACCACAAATTAATGGAAACATATATAATAATCGTAATTTCTGTTTACTTTATTGTAAACGCTTTTTTAACCGGAAGCATTTATAGTGATGTACCATTATGGCAATCAATAATTTTCTTTCTTTTTGGAAGTATTATTACTGCTGTTTTGTTAGTTGCTCCAC